ATGAAAATCTACTTGAGAAAGCTGTAAGATTTGTAATTATTATTATTGTATTGGTATTTGTCCCATTAGCAGTTATGATGTTAATTGCTTGGAACAGAGAAATAGTATTTACAAGTGGAGTAAAACCACAAGATCCAACTCCAACAACACCATTAACAATATTACCAACTATTAAACCATTAACAGAAGTAAAAGAAATAGTTAAAGATATAAAAACTGAGATAAAATCTAAATTAAAAGAAACTTTAAATAAAGTAAAAGAAAAAATAACTGATGGTAATTCATATTTGGAACGTAAGCGAAAAGAAAGAGCAAACGATTTATCAAATATAAATACAAATAAGACACCTACTGCGTTTTATGAAATTGATAACGTAGATGTGTATGAAAGAAAATCAGATATAAAAGAAACAATAACAAGACCATTAGATGGAAGACCAGAAGAACCTAAAAATTCTGTGATTCCTAAGAAAGAATAATTATGAATAATGAAGAAATTAAATCTTTATGGCGACCAGCGATTGCTTGGCTGTATATTGCTATTTGTTTTGTTGACTTTATGGTATTCCCTATTTTATGGAATGTGGCACAAATATCATTTTTAAAAACAATAGTGATTACTGCATGGACACCATTAACACTACAAGGTGGTGGATTATTTCATATTTCAATGGGAGCAATATTAGGTGTGACTGCTTATGGGCGAACACAAGAAAAAATTAATGGTTCATCAATTACAACAACAGTAATGCAACCACCAGCAGCAAAACCACCTGTACCAAATTTTCCAGTTCGTGATTAATATGACTGAAAAAAACTAAACAAACAACTTAAAGATAAATTATGGCAAAACGTGCAGCAAATTATGGATCAAATACTAAGAGAGAATCACAACCAAAACGTACAAGTATTGGAAATGGATTTCATAGTAGTTCTATGATGAATAAGCATAAGCGAAGATCGTTTAAAGCTTATCGTGGTCAAGGTAGACCCTAATAATAAAGGAGTACAGAATGAAAAAGTTAATTGATAGAATAAAAAAACTATTTAAAAGATGCGTTTGTAAAAAATAAATTATTTTTATATTATGAATAATGTTATGAAATATGTGATTACAGGACACAAATCTGGTATAGGTAAATCTATATTTGATTATTACGCAAAACAATCTGATACATATTGTATAGGTTATGACAAATCGCATCATTTAGATTTAAATGATCCAAAAGTGCATTCAGACTTTATAGGAAATTGTAAAGATGCTTCAGTAATAGTATTGAACGCACACACTGGACAACAACATACATCTTTAGAGAATCTTTACAATCTCTATAAACAACAATCAAAACATATAATCGTAATGGGTTCAATGGTAAGTAAATTATGGAAGACTCCACAAGAAGTTCCTCAAGGATTTGAAAACTATTGGTCACAAAAGAAATTACTTGATAAATCAATAGAAGAATTATATAATCCAAACATCCCTTTTAAAATTAGTATTATTCGTCCAGCTTGGGTTGATACTCAACTCGCACAAGAATATTCAGGAAAAAAATTAACAATAGAATCGGTTTTAAATTCAGTAAGATTTATAATTGAGAATAAAGACGCACACATAACAAATATGGAATTACAATGTACGAATTAAGGAATAGTGCTGATGGTGAATTACCTAAAATTGTCACAAAAACATATGGTCATTGGGTTGAAATGTCTGATGGTAAGAAATACTTAGATATACAATCTGGTAATAGTGCTTTCACACTTGGTTATGGAAATAAAGAAGTAATACAAGCAATGGCTGATAAGATAAACTCAGTTGCATTCATAAGAGGTAATACTGGTGAGTCTGATGTAGATACTCAAGAGATGGTTCATTTTGTTTTATCTGAATCAAAAATGTCAGTTATGTCTTGGGCTATTGCTGGAACTTCAGCAGTAGAGTGTGCTATTATGATGAGTGATACATATTGGAAAACTGTAAATCCTAAAAAGAATTTAATTGTATCTTGTACTCCAGGATATCATGGCACAAGTTATCTAACAAGAGCAATGGCAAGTCCATATACAGTTGATTTTCCATCAGATAGATTAAGATGCATCCGAGCACCTAAATGGAAAACAATAGAAGAACGTGAATCAGAAGAAGAAAGAGCATTAGCAGAATTACAAAAAAGATTTAGTAAATTTGGTGACTCAAGCAATGTTGGTGCTTTTATAGTAGAAACTTGTCCTTGGATGGATGGAATACTTCCTTATAGTAAAAGATGGTGGGAGGGTGTTAGACATCTTTGTACAGAATATAATGTAAATCTTATTACAGATGATGTAGCAGTTTGTTGGGGTAAATCACTATCATATTTTGGATATTCAACAGCAGGGTATAATATTCAACCAGATATTATTGCTTGTGGTAAATCATTATCAGCAGGATATGCACCAATTGGATTTGCAGCAGGTAATGCTCGTATTGGTGAAGTTCTTTCAACGCAAGAATGGGGATGGGGGCATACTTGGCAACCTTATATGGCTGGTATAGGTGCAATGAAAAAAGTAAAACAAATTATTCAAGATAATGGTTTATTTCATAGAGCGAAACAAACAGTTATACGTTTAGATGAAATTGCTAAAGATTTATTTAATCAAGGATATTTAAAAAGTTATAGACAACAAGGATTGTTTTTAGAATTAGATTGTAAGAATCCAACTATTGGAGTAATGGGAAAGCTTGTACGTGCTGGTATGCTTTCAACTACTCAACAAAATGATTCAGTAAGAATTATAGCAAATTTAATAGCAGATGATGAGTATTTTAACGAATTAAAGACTAGATTAAATGACTTTTTTACTAAAATATAACCATTTACATACAAGTATTTTTAATATATAATATACTTATGATTATAGTATCAAATCATATTAATATGTCGCATACTGATCCATTTAAAATTGATATGATTGAAAACGATTTAGAAGCTAATAAAATGTCAAAGAACATAGTTCCTTTGTTCGGAAGCATATTTGATATTGAGAAAAAAGGTGCCAAATATTCGCTTGTGAATAAAAACTGGAACAATCGTATTCATGGCAAAGTAATTAATTATGATCGAACATCTCCTAATTCTATCTTTTTTGAAATTCAAACAAAATACGTTCCACCAATTTCTTTTTTTGATTATCTAGTTGAATCAAAAAGATATTCAATTGAAGCAACTTATGGTACTGAAAAAACAAACTATGAAGACTTTAATGAGTTTGGTTTTGTTGGTGCTTATGATAATGGCGATGATGAGTGTTGGGAAACTACACCACATAATTTAAAAGATGATTTAATACCACCACATTTATTAGCTTTATATAATATAGTATGAGAAAATCTGTAATAGTTAAATCTGCAATCGGTCGAATGTATCATGTTGAAGAAAATGATACTTTTTATGGATCTAGATTAAAGAGTAGTGGATATCAAATAAACAATTTAAGATATTTTAGAACATTAACACCAAACGCAAGAACAATTATTGATGTTGGTGGACATTTAGGAACTAATACAATTGAGTATGCTACTTGGGCTAAAGATATAAAAACTTTTGAACCTACATCATATTTAAGAAAATGGTTGTTAGAGAATATTGAAATTAATAAAAATAATAAAACTAATGGTAAAGGCTGGTTTAAATTATCTAAATCAACTTATGCTCCTATTTTAATGACAGGTAATGTAGAAGTATTTCCTTATGCATTAAGCGATACAGAGGGAGAAGAAACATTAAATACAGTCACTCGTGCTTCTGGTCACAATCACATAGAATTAAACTTTAATGGAAAGAAATTAACAAAAAAAGGTTGGGTTAAAAAACCTGAAAGTAAATCTACAAGAACTATTCAAGAAAAAATACAAACAAAAACACTAGATAGTTTTAATTTTAAAGATGTAGATGGAATTAAAATAGACGTAGAAGGATTAGAATTTCAAGTTATTAAAGGTGCTGTTAATACAATTAAAAAGTATCGTCCAGTGATTCAAACTGAAATTCAAATAGGAATGTGTAGACGTGCTGGATATGAAGCTAATGAATTATGCTCATATTTAACAGATATGAATTATGTACAAACACTTTCTGATGGGACAATTATAAACCCATCAAATGTTTTTAGTGAAGTCAAAGCTAAAATAGATAGATTTTGGATACCAAAAGAAAAATTAAAAAAATGATATTAATTGATTATTCACAAGTAGCAATCGCAAATATACTTTCTTTTAAACAAGATGTTCAAAAAGGAAGACCAATGGAAGAAGTATCTAACATCATTCGTCATGCGATACTCTCTACTATTAAATATTATAAGAAGAAATTCTCAGCAGACTATGGTGATTTAGTTATATGTGCTGATGGTAAAGACGTTTGGAGAAAAGTAGAATTTCCTTTATATAAAGCACATCGTAAGAAAGATAGAGAAGCAGATCCAGTTGATTGGAAACTTATTTTTGAAACTATGTCTGATGTAAGACAAGATTTAGTTAAACATTTTCCTTATAAAGTATTACATATTAATCATGCTGAAGCAGACGATGTAATTGCTACACTAGTGAAAGAAAGACCTTTAGAAAAACATATGATTGTTTCTTCTGATAAAGATTTTAAACAATTACAAAAATTTGGAAACGTTGAACAATATTCGCCATTACTTAAAAAACAAGTTAATAAATCATCAGTAAGAGAAGCTGAGCAATATATAATAGAACATATAGTAAGAGGTGACTCTGGAGATGGTGTTCCAAATGTACTTTCACCTGATGATATCTTTAACAAAGATGAAAGACAAAAACCAATTACTAAAAAAATATTAAATAATTTCTTAGAAAAAGGTTTCAATGCTTGTGAAAACGATGAGCAGAAGAAAAACTATTTAAGAAACCAAAAACTAGTATGTCTTGACTCTATACCTAAAAATATAGTAGATGATATACTAAATGCTTACAATAACATAAAACCAACAGGAGATAAAATGACAGTATACAACTATTTAATTGAAAAACGTTGTAGTCTATTACTCCAAGAAATAGAGGAGTTTTAAAACATGGGAAGACGTGTTTATGAAATATTAGAAGAACTAAATAATGATATAACTGCCATTGTTAAATACAAGAATAATGCTCAGTTAAAATTAGTTTTACAAAACAACTTTGATAGCAATTTAAAATGGGATTTACCAGAAACAAGTCCACCATTTAAATCTGCAGTTGAGCCACAAGATATGGCTCCATCAAATCTTACTTTAGAAGTAAGAAAGTTTTATATCTTTAGAAGAAAAGATTTAAAACCTGCTCAAAGAGAATCATTGTTTATTCAAATGTTAGAAAGACTAGACGCAAAAGAACAAAAGATTCTTCTTGCGTTAAAAAATCAAGAATTAACATCTTTATATCCAAATATTACGAAAGAATCTGTTTCAACATACATCAATGCTTAAAATAGGCAATATAATAGAAAAAATATCTAATCGTTCATTCCCAGCTGAAATAAGAATTTGGGATGATGAAAAATTAGTCACAGTGCATCGTTCAACTGAAACTGCACAATTGGTCACAACAGAATTTACTTCTTTTAATAATGGTACTTGGGAAAATGAAGAATTTAAAATATCATATCCTAAAGTAGATAGAACTAAAAAAATAGAGACATTAGTTAGAGTTAAAAAGAAGTAGAAATTATATTATGTCAAGTGAAAAAAATATCGTAGGAATACGTCATAAGTTCGCTACACTGCGAAATCAAACTATCCACATAGATATCAATGGCTTTCAATTAAAAACTACAATTGACAAAGTTGATGAACTTTTCGAATATAATGTAATACGTTATTGTGTTAATTCTGTATTGTATCAACTTGATAGAGCAAGACAAGATGCAATTAATTATAATATGACAGAGCAAATGGGGTTTCCTTGTAAATTTAATAACACAGCAAACATACCAGCAGACATGTCTGGTCACAGTGAACCACAAAAAGTTTCGATTGTTATATTAGTTGATGAAGAAGTGCAAGGTACATTACCAGATTATTGCGTAAAAGGAATGACTGGAACATCATGGGATATACATTCAAACCCAGAAGCACCAGAATTCTTAGATTATATCAATTATGTGACTGGAACTATTGATAAACCAGAAGCCGAAATAATATCAATACACTAAGTCATTGAAATATAATGCTTTTTTATTTTTTATAAGTATTTACTTAATTACTCAAATATAGTAAAATATACCTATAAACAAATAATGAAAAGGAGTATATTATGGGAAGTGTGAAAAATTGGTTAATGCAAATGGAAGATGATACATTTATATTATCTAGAGAAGAGTTTGTTAAAAAACATGGTGAAAGACAAGCTAAGAGTATCTTTGATAAATTACAAGACCCAGAGTTTGATTTAACTGACGCACAACAAGCAATGGCTGAAGTTGCTTTAGATTTAGAAATAGCAGCAGAAGAGGGTAGATAATATGTTTCCTCTTAGAGAACCACTTCCTTATGCAACATTTGGTATCGCTGATTATAGATATTCACCACATAGAATTACTTTATTAAAAGTTGTTAATTCAGTTTGGCAAGATTATTTGGGTGGTAAAATATGTGATGTGTTTGATACAGAAGATGGTGTTTTTGAAACAATGGCACAACCACATACTGTAAGTGCTGAATTTACAAATAGAATTAAAGCATTCGAAGATGCTGATGATATCTTTAATGATATAAATTATTTAGAAATTAAAGATGATTTAGAAACATTTGTAGATGAAAACAATATAAGTCATAGTCACTAATATGCTTAATACATTTTTATTAATTGTTCTAATTTGGGGGATTTACTCTCATGTACAAGTGCAAAGACGTATAGAACTTCACTTAGAAGAAATAAAATATAATCTAAGAGAAAGAATGAGAAAATGAAAGAAGTCACTATCATTAGAAATAGAAAATCTAAAACTTTTATTTTTAACAAAAATACTTTCTTAAAATTCTTAGATGAAAAAGAATATTTTAGATCTGAAGAGTTAGCAAAACAAGTAGTAAAAGAAGTTTGGGCATTAGAAAAAGGTGAAAGTTTTAAAACGATGGGATATATGTTCACAACAGAAAATTATATAAATGATTAAAGAATTAGTAATACCAAAACAAACACATTATTGTGCTGATGCCTATGCATCATCAATTGATAAAACCACAATAAATTTTATCAAAGAATATATGTATTTAAAACTTAAATTTAAAGCAGAAGTGAAATATAATGAGCAAAAAGATATTACTTTTGTTGAAATAGATCAAATTGATGGCGATTATACAAATGTCATTATGTTAAAAGGTAATCCACAAGTAGATAATATTAAAGATTGGTTAATAAACAAATGGTAAATAATAACATAATTTTAATAGAAGAATATAAAAAGAAACTAGACCAGCAAGAAAAACTTATTGCAGAGCAATCTTTTAAAATAAATGATTTAAAAGATGTGATTGATCGTATGCACGAAGATATGGAAAATTTAACAAGAACTATAAAAAAAATGACATACTTAGATCCTGTCGATAGTATGACTTTTAAAGATGATGAAAAGGAATAATATTAAATGAACGATCCACTAAGACAACAGGACTTATATCATCTTTACGCTAATATTCGTGAACGTTTGCATGGGATAGCAAATGGAAATCATCCAGATCCTCTGCAAAATCATATTCGTCGTGAGATGGCAGAAGAATTGCTAGAATATTTACGCAATAATGAAGCAGGATTAAATAGTCAAGTTAGTTATAAAGAACAATGGGTAAGTGGTGAAATAGAAAATAGAAAGAATAATTAATATGAATAAAAAGAAAAAATTAAGTAAAAAATGGGTATTGGATGGTTTTTATTTTGATGGTAAAGATCACTTTGATTTATATAAAGATCATAGTGGTAATGTAAAACGTGTTAAACAAAAGAAAAAATTAAAAGTTTGTTAATGCAAAAAGAACCAGTTAAATGGTATGATCGCTCGGCTGATTTTAGAAGACTTTCAGATGTTGAAATGGGTGAATGCTTACGCAAATTAAAAATTTCTAAATTACATGTTAATATTCAAGACGATATGTATATGTGTCTTGCTAATTTAAGAGATTTAGGTTCTATTTCATCATTTAATAATGAATTAAAAGAAAACTTCTTTGTTTATTGTAAAGAAGTTGGCATAGATATTGAAAACTATAAAAGATCAGATGAAAAAAGAGTTATGACTGCTTCTTTTGCTAGTATAATATGGGATAAAATAGTTAAATTAATAAATGCTAATGAAGCAGATTCTTCTAAAAGAGTTAAGGGTATAAAGAAACTAGTTCTCTTTCGTTTATTACAAAAAGAATTACCAGATCTTGATAAGAAACATATTCATAAGAATGTAAAGAATAATATTAAATTAGGTGCTTTAGAATATCATCAACAATCAAAATCAAGCAAGTTAATTCGTAAAGGACAATACTGGAACACATATGTTAAAGTCAATAAGTAATTTTAGTTGGGAAGAATTTTCAACACGTAATAATTTATATTTTCGTGTTGCTTATTATATTTTTGTACATGTATTAGCATTACTAGCATTTAAATATGCTACATTAGCTACATTCTTTACATTTATATTATTCTGGTGGTTTGGTGCTTGGGCTGTATCAGGATATACTCATAGAACACTATCACATAAATCTATTATAGTTAAGAATAAATATTTAGAACATTTAAGTAATATATTTGCTATATACGCAGGGATTGGTACACCTTTAGGATGGGCAGCATTGCATCGTATGCATCACACTCATCTTGATACTGAGTTAGATCCACATAGCCCACATAGAATAGGGTTTTGGAGATCTTATTTACATTTATGGGATTGGCGTAAAGAAGATGTGCCATTAAAATATACAGCAGGATTATTTCGTAATCGTATTGCTGTTTATTATCATAATCGTGCTTTACCTACTTTATTATTATTCTGGTTTGGTTTATTCTTTATATCAGAATTTTTAAAAGTGAATCTAGGAATATTAGGTGGCTTAGAAGTTTGTATTGGTGCAGCATTAGCTGTAGTTGCAGGATTACATGGTATGGGTGTGACAAATGCAGTAAGTCATAGTCACGAAATACCTAAACAAGTTGTGTCTCTTGATCCAATCGCAGGAGCATTCGTTAATTGGGGCGAAGGAAATCATGAATATCATCACGCAAAGCCAATGAATTATAGTTTTGGAGATGGTATATCAGATCCTATCGCAAGAACTGCCGAATTATTCGAAACATTAAAATTAGTTCAAATCAACAGAACGAGTGAATTAAATGGATAAAACACTATATAAAACTGGTATATTTTTTGCTACAATAACAATTATAGCATTTTTTTTAATTTCGTGTACAACTACTCCAACGGAAACTACTAAACCAATGGAAAAAGTTATAGATAAATTAAAAATTATAGTCATACCAACACCATAATCTATTTTATTCACTCGTAGTTCAATTGGATAGAATACCAGTCTACGAAACTGGGGGTTGCAAGTTCGAGTCTTGCCGAGTGAGCCAAATGATAACTAAATATATTATATGAATTTTGTTGTAAATTTACCACATATACAATGCTGGATTAAAAAAGAGTTTCTCTATGACTTTAAAAAAGGTTTCGGAGAATATGTTCCATGCACTTGGGTGACTCTTAAATCAATTCCACGTAGAGCATTCTACATTGAGAGTTATTTACCAGAGTATGGAGCACTCTATGATAAACTTCCTATAAGTGCTTATGTGTGGAAAACTGATATTGATTTAGATAAACAACTTCCTTTAGATTTTTTACAACTATGGGATGGTTTTAGTTATCATATTACAGTAATTGAAAAACAATACCTACAACATTCTCGTGTTGAGATTATATTAAGAGATGGTTCACGTATGGGTGGTGAATATCTATTTACAGTAGATAGTGCTCATGCTGATCCAAATATTCCAAACGTCACCGAGTCAGAAGTTCCTACAGAACACAAATCACACAATATTGGTAAATTAGATAATGGGCAATGGTTTGCTCAACCGAATAATCGTATGCTTTTCTTTGAATCAAGTGCAAATAAAGCTAAAGGTTTAAATGTGCCTGATTTTAAAGTAAGTTCAAAATATTACCATTGTGAACAGAATCCAAAATGGGTATTCGGAGATTCCGATGAATACTTTTATCCATCATATGAAGTCAACAAGAAACCTACGAAAAATGATAATTAATCATAAAGCATTAGATTCTAAACTTTGTCCTTTACCATTAACTGCAGAGGGTATGCAGTGGATGGAAAATGATAATACATATGAAAAACAAACTAAATTATGGGTGCCAATTAAATACCATAATCCTGATTTTTTAAAATGGACTATGAATATAGGATTAAGTATTACAGACATAGAATTATTTTGTAATCCAGCAAACCATTCAATGCCTGTGCATCTAGATGGAAATGAATTACATGATGAATTTAAATTAAATTATGCATTCAATCCAAGAGGAAATAGTTTAATGAATTGGTTTAAACCAAAACCTAACACAATTGGCAAACGTGAGGGTGTTAGATATAAAAATAAAGATGAGAGAAATATTGATACAGCAGATTTATATTGGTATCCTGAAGAAGTTGATTTAATTGAAAGTCATGATGTTGAAGTTTCAATTGTTCAAGTAGGACAACCACATAACGTGACAACTACTCAACATTCTAGAAAATGTTTGTCTTGTGTATTTGATAAGAGACTTGTAAATGGTTATACTACAAACGAAGATATTATATTAAAAGAAGATTTACACATAATTGCAAAAAGAAGAGATGAAGCTGTTGGTAAAAAAATACTTCAAGATATTGTTCCTATGTGGGAAGCAATAGATTTATTTAAAAAATATATTATATGAGTCAAGGAACAATTATAGAAACTGCAGCAAATACAGTTTATTGTGATGGCTACGATTCTAGTGTAGATGACGATACTCATCCAAGAGTATTTTATACATTAAAAGAATATGAAGATGGTGAAACAAAAGCTGTTTGTTTTTACTGTGGTACAATTTTTAAAAAAATATGAAAAACATTTATTGCGCAAATTTAAAATTACCAATCAATGATGTAATGATAGATAAAGATTGGTTAAATCAAATGCCAAACAAAGGACATTTTCCTATACCAGAAAAAGAAGTTAATCCTGAATTGCTAGATTTTTTTGAAAGTAAAGGAATGTATTTAAAAAATGCTGATGTATTTTGTTCTCCTCCAGGATTTTATTTACAAATACATATTGATGGAACAGATTTAGGAACAAACTCATGCGCGATCAATTGGCAATATTGTGCTGAAAAAGGATCTTATATGCAATGGTGGAATCCAAAACCTGAATTTGCAAATAAAGATATTATAGAGCCAGAAAGCTTTAGCGAAAATAGTTATAAAATAGAAACAACACCATATGCTTATGCTTGGACTCCTGAAGAATGTGATTTAGTTCACACTTCTGAAATAGGGTTTCCGTCATTAGTTAATATAGGTGTACCACACTCGATGAAAAACGAAACAAAAGTCAATCGATATGCGATTAGTTTGACATGGAGACGTTATAATGGTTCAACAGTAGAATGGGATTATGTATATGAGAAATTACAGTCATACGTTGTGGCGTGAATTAAATCTGCCAATATCACCGATTAAAAAGGATTATGTATTTCCTAAAGAATCAGATCAAGATATAGCAGCAAAATACACAGACCATTATCATGAAAGACATTTAATTAATCAAGATTTAATTGATTGGGCTAAGTCTATAGATCTTGGTGTACTTCGTATTGAAAGGTTTTCATCTAAGCCAGACTATCGAATGTATGTTCACACTGATAATGATGATTGGATAGATGATTTAGTTAAAATTATTTGGTGTTATTGTCCTACTGACGATCATACGATGAATTGGTATGATGTAAAAGATACAACTTACTACGATGTTGAAACAAATAACGATTCTGGTCCCACGATGCACTTTCCAGACTTTAATATTGATAAGTTAATTACGAGTACTACTATTAAGAGTAATCCTATATTGGCTAATACTGGGCGACCACACAATATTCAGAATGGAAAAAGTTATAGACATGTAGTTTGTGCTTGGTTTCATGACTTAAAATCGAATGAAAAAATTACAGTTGACGGAAATATTTACCCAAAACCTCTTCAATGGGACGTTGCAGTTTCAAGAATGAGCAACATTATTTTATAAATAGAATTAAGATTTAAATTATGAAACCAGTATATGTAGTTGGATATGGAATGATCGACAGTCTTGGGAATAACCCAAAAGATTGTTTTGATAAGATGTTAGATAATAAAGATTATTCTTCTGATATACCTGAATTGAAAGCAGAGAACGCAAAAGTTTTTCGTGGTGCTATATTCAATCCTAACGATTGCATTATACCAAAAGAATTTGACATTAAGATGCTTCGTACATTAACGAAAGCACAAAAGATGATGCTCCATTCAGTTGATGCAGCATTAAAAATGTCAAACCTACCACATCACTATGATGTTGCGACTCTTCTTTCAACAGTTTCAAACGATACTGAATTTTTAGATGAGTTGTACTTACCTACAAAGAATAATAAAAGAGTAAATCCTAGAAAATCAGCAAATCGTATTCCAGACATGGGATGTTCACACATCACATCTCATTATAAATTTATGGGATTAAGTGCAGCAACTTTTGCAAGTTGTTCTACTGGTCTTGTGACAATTGACTATGGAATGCGATTAGTTGATGAATATGAATATGTAGTTGTTGGAGGAGCAGACGCAGGTTGTTTTCCGATGGCAATTAAATATTTTAATACATTAGGTGCTGTAGGAAATTACAGTATGCCTTTTGATAATGATCGTACAGGATTTTTAATGGGTGATGGTTGTGGTGTTTTAATATTACAATCAGAAGCAATGGTTAAAAAGTACGGAAGTAAGGTATTCGCTAAGTTATATCCTTGTGGTATGGCGAGCGATGCTTTAGATATGACAAGCCCAGCCAATGATGGCAGAGGTGCTCGTATAAGTATGTCTAAAGCAACAAAAGATATTGGAGAAATAGATTTTGTGTGTGCGCATGCAACATCTACACCAGTTGGTGATCCAATAGAATACGAGACTGTAGTTAGTTTCTTGGGAGAAAAACCTATTTGGGCACCGAAGTCAAAAATAGGTCACACCTTAGGTGCTGCTGGAGTGTTAGAATGTATATATGCGATTCTTTCTATGCAAAAAGGAACGATTCCACATATACAAAATTTAAAAAGTGCTTCTTGTGATACTAAAAATATTTTAGTTCGCGAGAATTTAACAACTAACAAAAAAGTTTTGCGAACATTAAATAACTCATTCGGATTTGGGGGAAAATGTATGTCGCAAGTAATAGAGGTAAATAAAGAATGACAACAATAATACTTTTATCAATCGGTGTTATAATCGGTTGGACTTATAAACCAGCATTTGCTGATAATTTTATAAACAAATCTAAAGAAATTTTAAGTGGTGTTTTAACTTACTTAAAAGCTCTTGTCAAAAAAGGAGACAATAAGTAAAAATGGCACAAGTAGAAACAAACACAAAAACGGAATTGACAAATTCCAAGGAGATTCCCCAACGTCAAACATCTTGGGGTTATCATTTAATTATTGATGCAGCAGGTTGCACTAAAAACTTTCAAGACCCAGTAGTTTTGAAAACTTTTTTAAATGACCTTTTAGTTCGCATCGATATGAACGCATGGGGTGAGCCATGGATAACTCACTTTGCTGAAAAGCCAGAGATCGCTGGATGGACAGTAATACAAGCATTGACTACAAGTTCATTAACAATACACTTTTTAGATAATAATGGTGATTGTTATTTTGATTTGTTCTCATGCAAAACTTTTGATATTGAAATGGTGAAAACTATGATAAAAGAATATTTTGATCCTGTTTCAATGAAGGATCAATATCTTGTTAGACAAGCATAATATAACACCAAAAGAAGCATTACAAGAGTGGTTGGCGAGACTTAAAATACCTCGCCAAGCACTTGATGGTCATTCTATATGTCCATTTAGTAAAGGAATCAGTGTACCTACACCTGAAGATTTAAACATCGATAACTCTTTTCGCCCTCCTGCATTATGGGAGATTAAAAAAATTAAAATTTATAACATAATCAATCCAAATATTACACCAGCTGAATTAGATGAATGGTGTGATTATTATATAAACAAATATGAAAATTATATGTTTATAGCAGACCATAAAGACAGAGATACACACATTAATGGAATTAAAACAAATAATGGCTATTTTAACTTTATGTTAGTTCAAAGTTTGCCTGAATTAAATGAAGCACGTAGAAATTTATTAAAAACAACCAACTATTATAGTTTCTGGGATCCTGAATATTTAAAAGATACTTGGAATAATAGTTTTGACAAAGAAGAATAATTATGAGTGTGTGGACAGATTATGATCCGTTGAAAGAAATTATTATAGGAAGTATTCCTACACCTGAATACTTTTCAAACTTTCTAAAACCAGATATCCTAGAAGTCCTTACACCCATTATAAAAGAAACACATGAAGACTTAAACAAGTTTGCTAATATATGTACTTCTTTAGGAGTAAAAGTATATAGACCAAAAGTGTTAGACTTTCGTGAACCACTTAGACTTCCAGGATTTAAAATTAAAAATCCAATATCACCTTTAGTGCCAAGAGATAGTTATCTTGTTTATGGTAATACAATTTATTCTTCATATACTAGTATGGCTGATAGATGGCTAGAGTCATTATCATTCTACGATATCTTTATGGAAAAGTTTGTAGAAGGATATAATTGGTTATCAACACCAGTACCACAATTGAAAGACTTTAGACCTGACACTCAATGGTACACGCATGGTGGTGATCGTTATGGAGTAGAATTAAAAGATAAAATATTATGGCATTGTGCTACTATGTATAAATGTGGTGATAGCTTAATTATTAATTCTTCGGGTCCAGGAACTAAATTAGGATATGATTGGATGCAACGTAATATGCCTGATACTAAATTTATAAAGAATTCAAATAAGCCACATAAAGGATGGGGACATATAGATCAATTTTTCTTTCAAACAGATGATAATACAGTATTTTGTACTAATAAAAATTATGTTCCAGATGTGTTCCTAAATAATAGTAAGTTCAAAGTACATGAATTTGGTCACTTAATTAAAGATGTAGATATGAAACAATATGAACATCGTCTAGCACAAACAGATGGTAAATATAGTATTGAATGGATTGATGAGTGGATAGATGAATGGAGAGGTTTCGCACAAGAAGTAGCATTTGATAGTAATGTAGTTGTAGTTGATAGCAAAAATATAATTGTCACTAATGAACAACCAGCATTATCAAATTGGTTTAAAGAATTTGGTATAACACTACATCCTGTTAATTTAAGACAGGGTGGTTTTTGGGATGGTGGTGTTCACTGTTTATCGCTTGATATTAAAAGAGATGGAGAGAAAAGAAATATCGTATGAGAAAAATTTATAACTGGATTAATCCAACCTATTATGTAGATTATAATAAATTAAAGGATATAATAGTTCCTTTGATGCAAGAAGATTTACGTGAATGGATGATTAACAATCCGATCGAAACAAGCACTGAGTGTGCTTATGCTCCACCAGATGAAGTAGAAGAAAAAATATTATCCAAAAAAGAAGAGTTGAAGGCACATAAAAATCGAGCAATTGCTTATAAAGAAATTCTTACAGATGAAGCTGAAAGAAAACATTACAATGATTGGCGTTCTATTGATTTTCTTTATGAGTGTAAATGGAATAAAGAAGTTTTTAAAAGATCTTGGCAATTAATGTCTGAATGTAAAGGTATTAAACAAATCTTTATTAATTTTATAAAACCAAATGGAATTATAACACCACATTTAGATACTTCTACTTGGGAAAAGATAGAAGAAGATTGGGGTTTGCCACTTTATTCATTAGAGGGTGGAAGTATTATTGCTACATTATTTACAGGTATGAAAAACAGAGAAGAAAAGACTGTTGGAATGAAAGTAAATGGTGTTTATAAGTTTCCATTAGCAGGAGAATTAGTTTGTTTTGATGGAAGATGGAATGAACATCAAATGTGGAATAACACAAACGAGTGGAGAATTACAGCAGTAATAGATATTGATAGACAATACTTTACTCAAGTGTTAGAGGATGTTGATGAAGAAAAGAAAGAAATAAGCAGACCAAAAGATAGTCTTACTATATCAGAAAAGTCATCACTTAAATTTCAAAAGTCTTTTAGTAAAGAAGAAGTAGAACATTACTTAAATTGTCAAGTGAATGATAAAATAGAGTTTTTAAAAATTAATACACTTTGGTTGACTGAAAATTCTGGACGTAAAATATATGCAGATCACTTAGATGAGAATACAGTGACAACTTTTTTAAATTTAAACTTATTAAAAATAGATGTTTATTTTAAAAATTATAAGGAATATTATGTACATAGCACCTAATTCGTATATTAATTATGTTGAATTATTAGATCATTATCCTAAACTAGTTGAGGATATGAATGAGTGGCTTAGTACACATACACCAGAAAGAGATTCAATTGGTGTATATTCTGAAGATTCTCATAAAACAAATTTTGTAGAAAGCTGGACAACTGAAGAAGAACACCAGCATCGTCACGATTGGAAATCTATTCCTGTATTTTTTGAAAAAATATGGAACGAGAAAGACTTTCCTAGATTTTCAGAATTTGGTAAAAATTTAAAAGGACTAAGACAATGTCTTATTAATTTTATTGCTCCACGTGGTAAAATTACAATACATAAAGATCAGGACAATTGGGGTAAAATGACAAGGGATTGGGGATTTAAATGTGAAGGATATTCATTAGTTGCTACTTTACAAACAGGAATGAAACAAGCTACAGATAAAACAGTGGGAACATGTATTAGAGATATTAAAACTGGAACTGACACTTGGAGTTATGCATTAGTAAATGAATTTGTTTGTTTTGATGGATTAAATTATAACCATGCAATTACTAACAACACAGATGAATGGAGAATTTCAGTAGTATTTGATATTGATAAAGAAAAGTTTGATCCTAGTTTTATTAAAACAGAACAACAAATTTGTAGTCATTATGTGGATTGATGTAAGAAGATATAAAGATTATAAAAAATTATTTGATTATCAAAATATTTTAAATCTAGACATAAAAAACTGGTTAAGGAACAATGATCCTATAAAGAATACAGAACCAGTTTATGAAGAAAGAGCAAGTAGTCAAGAGTCATATGGGAAACTTAATCCTGATGGTACTATAACTTCTATCAGTTCGAAGTTTAGTGAACCACCAGCAGATCCTACAAAGAATCCAGAAGAATACGCACACAGAAAAGATTGGAGATGCGTAGGTGGGTTTTATGAACGTACATGGAACACAAAAATAATAAAAGAATCATTAAAAGCTTTAACTATGTTAAGTGGTTTAAAACAATTAAATATAAATTTTCTTTGTCCCTTTGGTAAAATAACTTCTCATTTAGACGATGGTGGGTGGAAAAAAATATCAGAAGATTGGGGTAAAGAAACTTACGGATACAGCATAGTACAAACAATTCAATCAGGTATGACCGATTCATCATCAGAGTTAGTTGGTATGCGTGTAAATGATGTTGATAAATATCCACTAGTTGGAGAATTAGTTTGCTTTGATGGTATAACAGGATTACATAGCATGTGGAATAATACAAATATATGGCGTATTACTGCTGTGTATGATATAGATATAAACGCATTTAATAAATATAGTATATGTGGATAGACGCAACAAAATATAAACATTACGAAGTTCTTAAAACAAGTTTAATTCCTGCATTGGAGTTAGACTACAATAGATTCATTCGTAAATTTAATATTACAGAAACAGGTGTAAATGTATTTCGATTTGAATATCCTAATCGAGAAGACGATCATGCTGATGATTGGTGGGCTATACCACTTATTCAAGGAGGTGAAGCAGTACCACCTTTAAGAAATCCATGGCAACATGCAACAGCAAGTTTAAAAGAAATTCCTGGAGTATTTCAATCAATCGTAAATTTTATAAAACCAAATGGTGGATTGCCAATGCATCATGACTTTGGTAGTTGGCAAAGAATAGAAGAAGCATTAGGTTATCCAGTAAAAGGATATACAATAGCTATTGGTATTGATATGCCATCAAACGATCCGAATATTTGTGGTATGGAATTTGAAAATGATACTTTTCCAAGAACTTATGGAAATAAGGAAATAGTAGCATTTAATGGACGTGACTTTATGCATAAAGTATGGAATAAAACAGGAAATTGGCGTGTTTCTTGTGTAATTGATACTGATATAAAGGATTGGAACAATTAAATCCCTTTACATACAATAAAAAATATAGTATAATATAATCTATGTGGCTTGGAAATCCTACATCTTATTCAAATTATAGTGCTTTAAGTGCTATGATGATTGCTTTAATGGGCGACTATGCTGAATGGCGAAGTCAAAGATCATTCGAAGATACAGTAAATGCTGATGATCGTTATTCTATGCCTACTGATAATAGAGGTGGGTTTAAAGCATTACCACTAATTGATGCTCGTAAAATAAACGAACAATTAGAAGACAGATATCTTTGGAAACGCACTACTACTCAATTTTATAATATTCCTGGAGCAATAGATTTGTGTGTCAATATGATACGTCCAGGAAAAATGTTGCCAGTACATCACGATGGTTATGTTTGGGATTGGATACGTCAAAGTATGGGAGATCCTACAATTGAAGGATATACTGTGAGTTTTGGTATTGATATACCTGAACCTGAAAAGCAAGCATTACTATTTGATGGTGAAAAGAAAATCTGGAAGACAGGTGAGTTTGTAGCATTTAACGGACACGATATTCAACACAGTTTAAAAAACGAAGCAACAAATCCAGAAAATTGGCGTGTGACAGCTGTAATGGAAATTGATAAGAAATATTTTAATTTATGAGTTTAGATAACGATCAATTACAACAAGAAATATATGATGATGTGTTTAAGAATGCTATGGATCTCATAGTTAAACATTCAAACAATTCAGAAGTTAATCAATTAGTTTCAAGTACGATGCTCGCAATAGCTATTCGTTTTTATAAATCAGCTCTAACTGATTTAGATTTTCAAAAATTTTTAAATTCAATTGCAGAGGTTGGACAACAAGCAAGACCATTTGGTGTTGCTGAAATATTACCAAAAAGAAAATTGAATTAACTAAATAGGTGTGCTTTTAACAAAGGAGGTTATTATGACTCTTTTTGTTTATGAAGTAATAGTACTTATTTTATCTGTTATTATGTTAGGAGTGTCCATTTATTATATGTTTAAAATTGAAAAAAATAAAAAATAATTATTATTTTATACTATGAATATCTTTTACTTAGATAAAAATCCTAAAATTTGTGCGACAATGCACTGCGATAAGCATGTAGTCAAAATGATTATAGAGTATGCGCAGTTATTGTCAACTGCGCACCGAGTTCTTGACGGAACATCAAACAACGTCCTTACTAAATCAAAACGCAAATACACTACTTGGGTTCATCCAACTCCATTAATGGAATCTACATTGTATAAATCTACTATGAAGAACCACCCATCAGCTATATGGGTGCGTCAGAGTATAACACATTATGAATATTTAAAAGAATTATGGAAAGATTTATCAGATGAATATACTCATCGTTATGGTAAGATACACAGCACTTATACTAAATTAAAAGATGTATTAAAATTAAACCCAATCAACATACCTAATATTCCATTCAAAGATCCACCACCAGCAATGAGTCATTTTCCATTATGTATTGTACCAAATAATAGTCTTTACTCTTATTATAATTATTACATAGTGGCAAAGAATTATTTTGCTAAATGGACTAATCGACCAATACCTGAATGGTACTCAACAGGATTATCAACAAAGAAATTATATGCCTAATTATACATTTGAAAATAAAAAAACTAAAAAAGAATTTTCATTAACAATGAAAATGGATGAACTTGAATCATATTTAAAAGCAAATCCAGATGTTCAACAAATATTTAATACATTTCCTGGAATTGCTGCACCATGGAATGTTGGAGGTGTGACTGGAAAAGCTACAAATGCTAAAAAAGGTTTTAAAGAGGTATTAAATAGAATACACAAACGTACTCCTGGAAGTCGTTTAAATAAAACAACGGACATGTAAGGATAAAAAATGAGTATATTTACAGAAGAAAGATTAGGAAAAGCATTATATTTAACAGATGCAAATATATTAACCAATTGGCATAATGCCTTACTCGATTCATTACCAGAAGATATGATTGAGAGTCCGAGTCGTATTGCTGGTTTCTTAGCACAAACATCACACGAGTCTGGTAAATATAAATTTTTAACAGAAAATTTAAATTATTCTGATAAAGGTTTATTAAAAACATTCCCAAAATACTTTAATGAGAGTAATGTAATGGAGTATGCTCGTAAGCCAGAAGCAATCGCAAATAGAGTTTATGCGAATCGTATGGGAAATGGTGATGAAGCATCAGGTGATGGTTGGAGATATTGTGGAAGAGGACTTATACAATTAACAGGTAAGAATAACTATCAAGCATTTGCGAATAGTGAACAAATGAATATAGAAGAAGTTCCTGATTATTTAATTACATATGTTGGTGCTGTAAGATCTGCTCTTTGGTTTTGGAATAAAAATAATTTAAATGACACAGCTGATGCTGGAGATTTACTAATGATGACAAAGAAAATAAATGGAGGAACACATGGACTTGCTGAAAGAACAGCTGAATACAAAAGAATCCTTGAAATATATTCAGCCTAGCAAAAGGTTCACTCATCTTTCAATTGAGTTTCCTAAGTTAGAAAGAATAGATTCTGCTGGGAGTAGAGTTTATAAAACACCAACAGGAAATCTATATCCTTCAGTGACAAGCATCACATCATTACAAAATAGATCAAGTATTGTTGAATGGAGGACTAGAGTAGGAAATACTGAAGCAAATCGTATATCAAGACAAGCATCATCACGTGGTACTTTAATTCATAAATGGTCTGAAAAGTATTTACTTAATGATGGATTTGAATATGATACAGAAGATTTAGTAGAAACAACTTTGTCTCAAGATTTTACTAATTTTATGCCAGTGTTAAATGAAATTGATAATATAATGGCACTTGAAACACCTTTATATTCTCATGAATTACAATGTGCTGGTACAGTTGATTGTATAGCTACATTTAAGAATAAAGTTTCTTTAATTGATTTTAAAACAGCATCAAGACCAAAAGAAAAGAAATGGATTCAAAACTACTTTATGCAAGCATCAGCATACGCACATATGTTTAAAGAATTAAAAGGACAACCTATACAACAAACTGTATTATTGTTTTTAGTAGATGGTGGTGAAACACAAATATTCACTGAGAATCCAAATAGTCATCTTGAGATGTTTAGATTTTATAGAGAACAATATAGAAAAGAAAATGAATTGGCAGTCGAATAAAGGATTCGTCGCAAAAGAGTATAAAGCATTTGGTGAAAATGCATGGGGTCAAAAAGTATTTGTAATTAAGTATAAGGGATTTTCTAATGTCACAGTAGAGAATGATTTTAACCAATGGATAAAAGAAGTAGATGACCTCGCAATTGAAAAGAAAACAAAATAAAACATTTAAATCTCCTTTTTTAAGTGGAAGTGATATGAAACATGTACGAACTAAAAGAAATAAGTCCAGCAGAAAATCTTAAGAGAGTTATTAAGACTGATGGATATTGGGTACATTACGAGAATCGTACTAACTTAGAAGTACAGTCTGGTAATTGTTCGTTCACATTAGGTTATAATCATAAAGAATTAAAGAGTCTATTACCAACGAATGAGATTGATTTTCTTCGTGGTAATAGTGGTGAGTCCGCAGAGCCTGTTGATCGTTTAAGTGAAACACTAACAAAAGAAGCTGGTATGGATGGCATCGCCTATGCTGTATCTGGTTCAGATGGTAATGAGTGTGCTTTTTATATTAATGATTTATATTGGACTAATAAAGGTGAACCGAATCGAAGATATATAATTTCAATACCACCTTGTTATCATGGAACTACAGTTGTTTGTCGAAGTGCAAATAATGATATCGTAGAGAAAAGACAGAGTCGTTTTGTACCGATACGTGGAAGAACTTGGTACACAACAGAAGATAGTATTGCGAACGAAACAAATGTACTCGAACAAATAATCGAAACATTTAAGAGTCGTAATGATATTGGTGCTATTTTAATTGAGAGTTATCCATGGAATAAAACAATTGCTCCATGGAGTCATAACTTCTATCAACTACTACGTGCAACTGCTACGTTATATGGTGCAAATTTAATCGTAGATGATATTGCAGGTTATGGTGGTAAGATAGGAACACTCTTTACTCATACAGCTTATAATATTAAACCTGACATAGTGACAATTGGTAAAGCACTTACGAATGGACTAATACCATTATCAGCTTGTTTAATTAATGATAAAGTATTGAAACAAGTAAAGACTACATTTAATTGGGGGCATACTTGGCAACCGAATATGTATGGTGTGCGAGTAGCGAATCGTTGTATAGAGTTAATCAAAGAACGAATGGCATACTCGAAAGTAATCGAAAAGAATTTAAACGATATAGGTGATCGTTTAATCAGTAAAGGACTCGTGAGAAACGTAATTGGGAATGGAGTATGGAAGTCTTTTGTACCAGAACCAAATCCAATACCAATCTCGTTAGCTGAGATTGATAAAGCAGGAATGTCAGCAACAACGAACGAGAATACAATTAAGACAATTATACCACTAATTGCTGATGATATATACTTTGAAGAATTAGAAAAGCGATTAGAGGTTTGCTTTACAAATATAAAAGAACAAAGAACACAAGGACTATTGATATGAACGATAAACAATCTGCAGAAAAAACTGCATATTTTCAATCAGAGGATAAAATAGCTGATTGGTATATGAATTATGCTGAAGGAACACCAGCATTTGCTGAATACTTTAAACTTCAACTTCTTAAATTTGAACAGTTTGAAGATCAATCACTTTTAAACACTGTTGCTCTTACAGTTGCAACTGTAAATAATTCAAAAGATCTAATGCATGATATAAGTCAAACGATGTTTGATAGAGATTTCGTGTATAGTCGAGATATGGTAATGGGAGCAATCGCTGAGTGTTTAAATGACTATGCTTTAATCGATAAGAATTATGTACTCGGAGAAGATACCGATGAAGCGAGAGTTCGAATGACTGTTGCAATATTAAGAGGTATGCCTAAATCGTTATTCCTTGATTGGAACGAAACAAGAACAGAAGAAGAGCATAAAATACGTGCGATTATTGGTATAGTTGACGTTATAAGCAAAATCATCTAAACCACTCTCAAAACACGTTAAAATAGGTTTAAACCCTATTCTATAATGAGAGTGAACTATTCTAAACCATTGATTTATATAGCTTATTTTTTACTACCTTTGGTTTAAAAAGCTTTACTTTTAAGAATTTTTAAGGTATAATATACCTAAATAACATATAAGATTTGTTCTTATTCTTCTTCCCAAGAAGTTTAAGAGCGTGAACTATATTGATGAAAAAAATATGAAGACATATAATCGAAACTTTCGAAACACAAGAGACTTCAAGTCAAATGACAGAAGAAATAGATTTGACTCGCCAAAGAAAACTTATTCAACACCTCATTACGAGCGTCCAAAAGAAACTGGTCGTGAAGTATTGGTTGAGAATGATAATATTGAAAAGGCAATCCGAAGACTTAAAAAGAAAGTTGATCGCGAGGGTTTGATCCGTGAGATAAGAGATCGAGCCACTTATAGCAAACCATCAGAGAAACGTAAGATTGCAGCACAGAACGCAAGAGATCGTTGGCTGAAATACAAGCGTGACCGAGATCGTTTGATTTAAAATAAAACCTAATATAATCTAATTCGAAAGGAAAAGAGTATATGAAAAGTTTGAATTTACAGGATGTGGGTAGGCGATTGCGTATCGCTATATTTCTCCTAATCCTATTACCATTTCTAATTATTCCAAGCATCACTACTTCAGCAGACGAAGAGTCACCTGAGTTTATTTGCTTAGTTGAGAACATTTACTTTGAGAGTAAAGGTGAATCAATGCGAGGAAAGATCGCTGTTGGAGTTGTCACTCTGAATCGTCTCAAAGATTCTCGATACCCTAAAACAATCTGCGAGGTTGTAAAGCAGGGTCCAGTAAGAGAATCTTGGAAAACAAGACAAGACTCCACTCTCGCAGCCGATCAACGTTTATACAATCCAATCCGTCATCGTTGCCAATTCTCTTGGTGGTGTGATGGATATAAAGAACGGATTAAGTATGATGAAAACTGGATCGATTCAGTGCGAGCAGCAAAGTCTGCTCTGACTGGTAAGTACGATGATCTAGTGGATGGAGCAACACATTACCATGCTGTCTATGTGACACCTGAATGGGCGAATCGTTTAAGATTCATCGTTCAGATTGATAATCATAAATTCTATGAATACCCAAAAACTTCCAAAGTCGCAAGTCTATTCTAAATCCAAAGGCACTCATTCTTCTCAACCGAGTGCCTTTGCAACCCTCGCATCCCTCTCTCCTATATACTTAAATCTAACCAGAGCGTCGTCGTTTTTATGAAAAGAACTGCAATCTGCTCAATCTGCGGAATTACTGCATACGTTCCATTCTCTAAATCATTACTTCTCACCTTACAATTTAACTGTAATTCGAAGCATGCTGAGAGATTCGGAGTCTGCGAAATACAGCTACTCAAGTCTAGACGGAAGAGAAGAGTTTCGGGCACCTAGTTCATTGGTAGAACACGTGGTCGACATCCACGGGGTGGCAGGTTCGATTCCTGCGGTGCCCACCATGCCCTAATAGCTCAATTGGTAGAGCAACTGATTTGTAATCAGTAGGTTGGGAGTTCAAGTCTTCCTTAGGGCACCAAATTCTTGGAAACGGATGATTAGAGATTAAAAAGCAAGGAAATACGATGCTGAACCTCACGAACGACACACAGCGACATTCTCCTCGCATTCCTTCGCGCAGACCCAGACACTGCCACTCGCACACTAGATCTAGTGGGTACTCTTTTCGTTCTCTCTAAAACAATGTAAATAAATTTGAGTTTCGCCTTAATTTCGCCTTAATTGTAGGGTATAATATATGTATGAAAACAAATAAAAAGGAAATAAGTATGACTGATACGTTTTGGAAACTAACTTACCTTGATGGTGAAATTGAATATACTGAATTCGCTCCTTATTCGAATAAGTCTTATTATGAGTATGAGCGTCTTGAAAGTGTTGGAAATCCTGTGATTCGATTTGAACTTGTAAAGGCTGATAAATCGAATAATGATTTAAGATTTGTGAGTGTAGCTTAATGAAAAACTTTTTTGATGAGTCTTGGCTTGCTATACTGGTATTGGTGACATTGATTGCTGCTGGTTATGGCTTTATGCATTTATTCCTATACTTCGGAGGATACTAATGAAAACGAGCGAAACTTGGCTTGACTTCGAAACATGGTTGGAAAAACATACGAATTATAAAGTGTCGGATCTATCCTGGAATGCATATGTTTTATTCAGTAAAGAATATAATTCTCAGAGATTGGATAAACGATTTAAGTCTTTGGAAATCGAAGAGAAAGGAATAGCGAATGATTAAAACTGCATTATATTTAAACAAAGAGAATATGCATCAATCAGTGTATAAATTCACTGGTAAATACGAACTCGTAGTGGAACAGGAAATACTCGCTTCGAGTAAAGACGAAGCATTCGAACTGTATTTAAAAGAGGGTGGATTAAACTACTCGAGAATAACATCGGATTTGACCGAAAACTCTCCGAGAATCGAAACTACTTATATTGATGCGATGACTCCAGAGATGGAGATTAAGTATGTCGGAACTGTGGTGGCTTCGAGAGATGACGAAGACGAAGTGGAACTCGAGAATGCGTTAGGAGGATATAGTGGCTAAGTATTACAAATTAAATTCTGGGCGAAGAAAAACACTCCGTGCACATATACCCAATTTGAGTGAGAAGAGAGAGATTGCAATTACTCAGATCTCGGCACTCCTAAGAGAAGATTCGAATATGAGTACAGAGCAGAGTATTGAATTTGCGACTCGAGTATTGAATAGCTATTTGGCAGCGAATATGCAGTCACCAAGTGAAAGAGTACACTAATGAATAAAAAGGTGGTAATCTCATTCCTGGATGAGTCAGGCGAGAATCGAGTGTTTAATGATTGGGCTTCTGCCGAGGAGTATTTAAAGACAGTAATCGCATTAAATCGTGAATTTATCTCAATCCAAGCTTCGTTAATTTTGAATACACGAAAAAAGGTATAAAAAACAATGACTTATTTTGCACGATTTTGCTTTACTTATTGTGTAAAATAGACTATAATAGAGGATATAAACAACTAAAATATATAAAATGAACTATCTTGAAGAAATAAAAGAACTAAAAAAAAGAAAACTAAATAATGGTGAAATCGCAGAACACTTAGGTATTACAAAGAGTCAAGTGCGTAAGTTATTGAATGATGAATACGAAGAATTAAGTGATTCATCTTATACTGATGCTGATTGCTCATATAGCTATTCGAATGACGATTCGGAGATTGGTGATATAATCAGTACAATGCGAGGACAATCATACTAACCTTATAAGGAAAATACAATGTCAACATTAAAAAGATACGAGTTTATTTGCAAAGGCAAAAGATCTCACTTTCTCGACGCGACTAGCGAAGATGCAGCAAGATCATTCTTTGCAGAGAATCGTTTTACATCAGGAATGGAAATTATTGATGTAATCGAAGTACCAATGCCAACTCCACTCGATACTTCTGGAATCAATATGAGACTTGAAGGATTTGAGAGAACGAATACAGAGATTAAACCAACGTCGCAAGAGATTGCAGCATTGGCAGCTTCTGGAGAAAAAATAGGATACTAGTTTAGATAATTTATATTATTATGCCATTGATGCCGATATATTATAATACAACGAATCTAAACCCTCGTATGCGAAAATCTAAGAATAAAAAACTTCGAAACGCAAACCTTGAGCATGAAGAATGGCTCAAATCACGAGGGTTGCATTCGTCACAATTGTCAAATCACTCAGAAGAATATAAGCTTGAATTGAGTCGAAAAGAACCTTATTCTACAAATCATAATATTACTGGGAATACAAATCGAGTTTCTGAGAACGTTTATACAGGGACGTTGATTAAAGGAATCGCAACGATGCATAAGAGCAATGCAGTTCCAATCATTAACGAAGAACAAGCAGTCGAAATATCAAAAATGAGAAGAGGATAACATGATCGAAACATACATATTATTCGGAGCAGCAATATTCGGTATTGGTTGGCTTCTAGGCAATTATACGAAAGACAAAGAGAAAGCAGACTATACAATGTTTATTATTGATTCATTGATACAGAATCGCTTTCTAAGAACACATCCGATTGAGATACTCCCAAGAGTATTCGTGAAACATATTATTCGTTGGGATACACCAAAGGAACACCTGAAAAACCCAGTGAAATTGGAAGAATTTCATTTTCCAAAGAACTTTACAAACAATACAAAATAGTATATAATATATTCTTTATGAAATCATTGACACCTGAATATTTGAGTAATCTACAGAATAATATAACGAGAATGAGTAATGAAGACAAGAAACGATTATCGAGTAAGAGAAGAATTGAGATAATCGGTTATTGTAATCTAAAGAAAAGACAGATTGATTCCTGGATCTCTTCATTACTTTCTCTCGATAGTCGTATTGCAACGAGTGAGTCGACGAGTCTACAATCTTCAATTACTTCTCCAAATACTCCATTATGGAAACTCTATAATACATTGACTTCAATTTCGAATGATTTAGCAACTGAGATTGATTCCTATACTTATTGGAATTCATCGAGTAATGAGCGAATACTCATTGGATCGAATAATTTAAGTAATCGAATTGAGAATCGTGTATTCACCAAAGGAAAAAACAATCCCTATTATTCATATATTGAAGCGATAATCGAGATCGCCGAAGAAGAAGGAATCGAACTAAGTAATATAAAGAATTCATTGAGTAAGTCTATACTTCAGAAGATTGAAGCAATCGGCTATTCGAGAAAAGAATTAAAAGGCAGTACTGCTACATTGCCATTTTAAACGATATTTCAGTGAAAGAAATTTCATTGAAATCAAATCCGACTTTTGAACGTTTTGGTCGGGAACCCTAAAACGTATCATTACATTATAACAAAGGAGACAATTATGTTTAAACATTTAATTACGTTTCTAACTGCATTACTCTTCACAGTATCAGTTTCTGCACAAACACCAGCACCTAAAAAGGAAGAGCCAAAAGCTCCAGTTGCTGTCTGTGTAGAAAAAGATAAGAATGGTAAAGCAATCATTGACGCAAAGACAAATAAACCTGTCGTGTGTCCAAAGAAAGACGAAAAGAAGAAGTAATTCTTCTCTCTGTCGCTGTATTGGGCGAGTGTAAATTCGCCCTTTACTTACACGAAAAAATAGAGTATAATAACTCTAGTAGTGTGAAATCTATATTATATTGAAGTAAAGAATCTATATTATTATACAACGCATATAACGCATATAAAAAAGGAGAACCACATGGTGGATCTAAATGCTCTTCGTAAAGAGAGCCTAAATGACTTTACGAAAATTAATCAAGAGTTCGATCGAATTAATAAAGGATCGAGCGCAAAATCAGACTCTTCTGAAGACACTCGTTTTTGGAAACTCGAACCAGATAAACTGGGCAATGCAACAGCAGTCATTCGTTTTCTTCCACGTAGCAATGGTGATGAACTTCCATGGGTGAGATTATTTTCACATGGTTTTCAGGGACCATCTGGTAAATGGTATATAGAGAACAGCCGAACAACATTGAATGAAAAAGATCCTGTCGGAGAATTGAATTCTAAGTTGTGGGCGAGTAATCTTGAGAGTAATCGAGAGATTGCGAGAAAGCAAAAGAGACGTATGCATTACATCGCGAATGTCTATATTATTAGTGATCCGAAGAATCCTGCAAACGAAGGAACAGTGAAACTGTTTAAGTTTGGAAAGAAGATCTTTGATAAGATTATGGAAAAGGCAAAACCTACATTTGCTGATGAGAAACCAATGAATGTATTCGATATATTCGCTGGTGCTGACTTTAGATTGAGAATGCGTAAAGTAGATGGTTATGCAAACTACGATCAGAGTAGTTTTCTTGAACCAAATGCATTCTTGAGTAGTGATGAGAAGAGATTAACGGAAACGTTAGCAAAAGCTCATCCATTGGCTCCTTTCATTGCACCGACACAGTTTAAGTCATATGAAGATTTAAATCGTCGACTGAATGAGGTACTCGAAACTCTTCCAGAATCTAAATCATCTGGAACAATTGCAAAACCAAAAACAGCTGAGAATACAACTTTGACTTCGGCGAAAAAAGAAGAAGAGGATGTATTAAGCTATTTTCAAGGAATAGCAAATGACCTTGAATCATAAGAATACGAATAAATCGAGTCTATCGGTTTATTTACTTCTGATTAGCTGGACAATCACAATACTTGTGGGAGTTTGGGCTTGGAATGTAAATAGTAAGTATGATCGAGCGAAGTTTATATTACGTGAGTATTTCGATCGAGAGATTGCGAAGAGTAAAGTATTGCAATTATTCGAGCCGAATATTCATAATCGAGTACTGAATAATCTATTCGAAGAGTGGTTAAGGAATAAGAATAGTAATGTTCTAAACTCGAACATTAAATAAACGTATAAGTTTAATTTCTAATCCCTTTACTTCCAAGAAGTGAGGGGTTAGAATACACACCTGTAGAGGTTTCAAGGAATATAGAATTGAAAATTTATGATAGAAATAATTATAGGAATTAGTTTGGCACTTGCGATTGCTGTAATTGTAATGTATAACTTTCCGATTTAAATAGAACGAAATACTCGAATCTCACCATCCTCAATTACACGATAAGCTTCAAAGGTAATTGCAGAATATTCACGACTTAATCTTAAAAAAGCTTTTAAATTCTCTCGGTCATCATCAAAGAATCTTACTTTCGAGAAAGACTTTGTATTCAAATACTTACGAATAATCATTGCTTTTCTCGCAGCACCTGATCCACTCTCTATATTCCCTGCACGTTCAACTCGAACACTATCAATGTCAAAGCCATATTTACGGAAAGTTTTAAGGAATACATTCTTACTGTCAAAATCAGTTCTTGCGGTTAATATAATTACACGTGAGTTTTCGTATTTCTTTGCTGATGCTAATATCAATTTGGCACGTCGCATCATTCTTCCGATCGGTTGAGATTCTTTATAGAACTTCGCTGCATCTTTAAATTCAGTATAATCAAACATTTCATTTGCTCCTAAACGATAGGAAGCATATTCTGCAGTCGTTAATGTACGGATTGTTTCTTTTGTGATTGAATTGCGAACTCGAATAGTTGCTGTTGTACGGAAGAGTGTATCATCAATATCGAATATTGTTAGCCAACCATTCGCATACTCGTCATGAGTCTTTACATAATTACTAAACGTTTGAACCATAGAGAGAACCTACATATTTCGAAAGAGTATTCTCATCGTTTCGAACATTTCTTGACGTCATTAAATTACTCTCTTTTGGAGCATTTACTGTTGAACTTGGTGCATTAATAATTACATTTGAACTCGCAGCACTCTTTGCATTCTCAGTGTCAGCTGAAGACGCCATTATTTGATTGCCAACATCGCTCGGTGATCCAGGAGTAATTAAATTACTTGTTAAACTTCCAGGATCATTTGCTGTAGTACTTAATGCTTGTGGTCTTACCATATTTCCACGACGCACGTTTAAGTTTGTATTAAATCTTTTTGCATAAGCTATCGCACCCTCTTGTCCTGATTCTAATGTTTTAAATGCTTGTACTTGTTCTTTTGAACCAACTTGAGAAAGAGCAGCATCAATATCTGAATCTGATAATTCTTTACCTGTTGTTCTTGGTTCCATTGCTAAGTCAGCCATACGTGATGTAAATTTATCACTTACATCTGGTGTAAGTATTTGTTTTGCTTCATCTTCTGTCATTTTTTGTTTTGGAAGAGAAACTGATCCACCAGTCACTGATTTATTAATCACTGGTGAAATTGGAATTACTGGAACTTTACTTGGTGCCCCATCAGAACCAAGTGTTCGATCAGAATTTAATCCTGGAACATTCTTTGGAGCAGGAGAAATAACATTGTTTGATTTCTCTGGACCCACTGTATTCTCAATCGGTGTACTCACATTTGATTTACGGAAAGGATAAAAAGGACCAATCGCAACTCCCATAACTTCAAACTCTGGAATCCCTATATTATTTAAAAAACCTGAAAGCATTGTACCAAGACGTGAGGGTAATTCAGATATGTAATCGGCAATCTTACTGAAGAATGATTTAATTCCATTTACAATTATATCCCCAAGATTGTCAGGTAAATCTAAACCGAATAAATTCGCAACCCAATCAACTACACCAAATACAAAATTCAATGCACCTTTATAAAATCCTTCTACGAATGCACCTACGATATCAAAGAAACCACCACCTGATTTAAACATTGCGAATGCATCTTTAATTCCACGAACGAATCCTGCAATCGCAACTGTAATTCCTCCAATAATAGCTGCAGCAAGTCCTCCAGGAATCCCTGCTAAGAATCCAAAGAATCCCATAATTATTCTTAAAAAACCTTTTCCAAGAAATGGAAGTACTCCTTTAAAAATAAATCTAGAAGCAGCAGCAATACCTGTGAAAAGAGCACCAAATAATTTAGAAATTAACATTGCACCATAAAAACCAAGCATAGTACCAAGAGAAGTTGAATCTGGTTTATTCTCTTCTAATTTTTGACCACTATTATTCGTCATACCCTTAGCGATTACTTCGAGTAAATCTACCATCTTTTGAATGTTTAATTGTGTTTCTCTTGCTGCTTCTTCATTAGCAGGTTTATTTGAATTGTTTTCTACGTTTGAAACAAGAGGTTGTCCTTTAGCATCAACTAATAATGCTTTCGGTTGTCCTTCATTTGCAATAGATTGTTGTACGAGTACGTTTGTAAGTGCCATTTATTTTTGTAATCTTCTTTGTTCTGCTTTTTGTTTTTCTTCTTGTAAATGTTTAATCAACATTTCAACATATATTTCACGTTCAAAAGGTATCTGATTTTCAAGCTCAGTCAAGGAGTATTTATGATATTGCATTAATGCGAAGTTAGTCTTATAATGGTTGACTAACGACTCATGGCTGAGCATTACGAAAAAAAATTAGATAAACCCTCTATCTTTCTTGTATGTTCTTTATTACAAACTTTGCAAGTCCAGATTATTTCTTTACTTAATCTTGGCATAGTTTCAAAAAACTTTTGTATTTTACCAAATTGACTTGTTGTTAAGTTATTAACAAAATCACTTAGTTCTTTTTTACTCTGTTCTTTACTATGATATATTTGTTGTCCATCATATATGTAATCTATACTATCAGTTATAATATCAAAGAAAACTTCTGTATCTAGCTTATTTTGATCTGCTAATTTCAATGTCTTTAATTTTAAAAGTAAATCTAATGATGGGTACTTCATTACAACACCCACATCATTAAATAAAGATATCTTATTCTCATGTCCTTCTGGTGTAATTACAGGAACATTTGTTATATTAATTTTTAATATACTCTTAGCTTCCTTATTATCTTTACACTCTGGTGTATCGCATTTAGCGATTAATTCTACTTCTTCACCAACAGATTTACCACGTAATTGACAAAAAATATATTCTAAATCAAATAATGCTAAATCATTTGTATCGAGTCCGACTACACACTCACCAACAATTGTTTTAAGTGTATTCATCATTGTCTTCTCATCTTCAGATTGAAAAGCAAGTAATAAAGCTTTTTCTTGTTTTACTAGAAATGGTTTATACTTATATTCTTTCTTAGAAGACGGAACAGTTAATGTATAGGTTGGTGTACTACTTATTGGCAAAGCCATATTATTATTCTCCTTCAGTTTCTTTATAATTTTTAATTATCTTATTCAATTCATTTGTAGAACCTATGAATACATTATTGTTCACAGTTTTTGTTTCTGTTTTCTGTATTCTTCCTACATCTGCTTGTTGTTTGTGTAAATCTAATAATTGCTGGTTTACATCAGCAAGTTGTTTTATCATATTACCTACAACTTCAAAGGCTCTTGGATGCTCTGATTGTTTTGCTATCTCGAGTGAATGCTTTAATGCTTCTTCTCCTTTTAAAAGGAGATTGTGAAGATTAGAACGAGAAGTGTTAAAATCAGTAGCAATCTTATTTTCTTTTTCATTTGCTATTTCTCTTGGATTAATTACTTCCAAATTTGTATATGGTTCAGTTGGTTCACTGACCTTTAATTTCTCACTATTAAACACTTCACTTAATTTATCATCTATAATAGACATTTTATATTCCTATAATTAAACTGTTCTAAATGTATTTCCTAACATACCATCTAAAGTTTTTTGACTGAAACGAACACTCGCATCTAGTATTTCAGGAGTTGCTTGTTCATATTGTGGTGCGAATTGATTTGTTCGATTATTACTAATTGAATTACTCAATCCAGTAAATGTATCTTGAAATCCTGCAAAGTCACTAAAGTAATTTGCTGCAACTGGTAAAGAATTTACAATTACACCAGCTGGATCCGTTAATACTTGATTGCCAGCATTTTGTATTCCCTCTAATATAGATTGAATCCATCCTTTATTTGCTTTTGGAGGAGGAGCATATAAACTTGTAGTAAAATACTTATAAGCAAAAGTCACATTAAGTTTTGCAACTTCATTTGATCCTTGTGCTAAATTAATACTCTGTACTGTTTTAGGATATGCTTCATGTAGCTTAACTAAGTATCTTGTATTATTTGCTACATCATTTACAAATAGATGAACTGTGCTTACATAGTTATCATAAAATTGTATTGTTCTATCTGTAGTGTTTTGAATTGAATCTTGCCAAGCTTCAAAGAAAGCTTTCACTTTAAACCCTGTATCTATGTAATAATTTGCAGTCACTGGATCGAATACTTTTTCATAAGGCATTTCTCTTGTTTCGCCGAATGTACGAGCAGGAGCTGTAGATATATTTACTCCAGGAATATTAATTGATTCACAATATAAAAATAACTTTCTGTAAAAATCAGCTGCAGCGAATGCTGGGTTTGTTCTTAAAGTCTTTGGTGCATCAACAGTACAACCAAAACGATTCGTTCTGCTTAACCCATCTTTTTTAACTTCAGCAATAAATCTTTTTATATCTTGTGGTGATGTTGGTGCTTCTGCTCTTGTTAATCCGAATATATCTAAAATTGACATTAAATTTTTCCTATACTGTCTGCCCAAACGTTTGATTTGTTTACTGTAAATCTTTCAACAGGCAACATCATAACTGTAAACCAATTCTCAGGAGAGACTCTTAACATTGTTGATTGTATGTGGTCATATAAGTATGAGTGCACACATGGCTTTGCTAAAACGAATTTACTTGCTGATCTTATAGTTGCCCAGCTATAACGTATTCGAGTTGTTTCATCATATTTTTTATTATTCGCATACTCTAATAATCTATCTAATAATCTTACTCTCAGTTGATATGGTAGATAATGCATATTCAATCCAGTAAATCCTTTATCAGTAGTTGAGAATGGAAATACTAAAGGAAACATATCATAATATGGTAATTGTTCTTTTAACTTTGCATCGTAAAAGTACATATACAAGTTTCCTGGAACCATTACAGATGATGTACGATTCTTACTGTCTGGTCTTAACAAAGATTGTGGCTGAATACGAGCAGTTCTTAATTTTGCAGTCTCTCTTTGAAACCAATTTAATGACTTCGTTAATATAGTCTTATCTTGACTATATTTGTTGAAAATACCCTGTGCTGTTTGTCTTACTTGAGCCATATTACTATTTATTTACTATTATCTAATCCTAAGTCTTTTTCTGTTAAAATAATGAACTTTTGATTACGATCTAAAGCATACTCTTTTGCAGCTTTCCATTTAGCTGAATTAACTATGAAATTGTGACATTCTTTCAAATACCTACGTGTTTGGCTTCCAGGATATTCAGGTTGAATAGTTTGAGAATATGGTTTGATTTCAACTAAATAAGTCTTAAGAGTATTAGTTTCTTTATCTTTAATAGTGACTGAAAAGTCAACGAAATATCTATGTATTCTTTTATCAATAGGAGAGCGATAGGGTACAATAACTTCCTCACTCTTCCAAGAAACTACTGCTGGATTTTTATCGCACCAAAGAGCGAATCTTGTTTCCCAAGATGAACGTAAATAGATTGATGTAGGGTCGCCTACATACTTCTCAGGGAATATTGGTTTATATCGTCTAGTGTGAAACATAATTAATAAGGACTCAACTATTTATATGTCTATTTTAAACTCAACCACTCCAACAGCTAACTTTGGTGATTATGGCGATTCAGTATATCGCACAAAACAGTACATGTATCCAACTGATTTATTATCAGTAGATCCGAATAAAAATGAGTATGGTGGTCAATACATGTTAATTTATATTAATGTTATATCAGAAACAGAATTCACAAGAGCAGATGAACAACAATCAGCAATACCAAATATAAGTAAAAGAGTAGGAAAAGAATTATCAGGATTGAAAGCAGTTGGATCTAAATTTTTAGAAGGATCAAAAATAGCATCTGCAATTGCTTTAGCTGGTGGATTATCTGGTGGTGCTGGTGGAGTTTTAGCAGGAGGATTGGGTGGTGGTCTTACTGGTGCAGCAGTAGGCACGGCAATAGGAGGAACATTAGGTGCATCATTAGCAGGAGATTTTTCAAAACCAAGAAAAAGATTATTGTCAGCTATCGCTTTACATATACCGAATAATATTTCAATTCAATATGGTGTCACATATGGTGAAGTAGATGGTGCTGTTGCAGAGTTAGCAGCAAGAGGAATTGATGTTGGTGCTGGTGGCTTAGAAGCATTACTCACAGGTTCATCTGGTGCAGGAAAAGATCCTAAAGCACTTACTGCAGGACTGCAGGGACAAGGTCTTAACGTATTAGGTGACACAGGAAAAATAATAGGAAAATTATCAAGCACTGCTACCAATCCAAAGAAAGAACAAATATTTGAAGGAGTACCTTTTAGATCATTTAGCTACACATACGATTTTTATCCTCGTAGTGAAGAAGAATCAGAGAATGTTAAAAGAATACTTGACGAATTAAAATATCATATGCATCCTAATTTTAAAGATGATGCTGGGTTTCTATTTGAATATCCAGCAGAGTTTGATATATTCTTTATGCATAAAGGGCAAGAAAATAAATTTATACACAAACATAGATCAGCTGTATTAGAATCAATGGCTGTCAATTATTCAGCGAATGGTCAGTTCTCAGCATTCCCTAATGGGTCACCAACATCTTATCAAGCTACACTTAACTTTAAAGAAGTTTCAATTGTCACAAAAGAAGCTTTAGAAAATATGGGTGAAGTTCAACAAAGAAAAACAAACAGTTCTGTAAGAAACTTTGGTGGACAGTCTGATACATTTTAAAGGAGATAACAATGTACTTTAGAAAATTTCCAAAAATATACTATACACTACGAGAAAAAAACGTAGATGTATTCAAAATAGTCACAGACATAACTGCAAATGTTAGAATAAGAAAAGCAGCACTTTCTAATATAACTATATGGGAAAATTATGATATACGTGAAGGAGAAACACCTGAAATTATTGCTGAGAAGTTCTATAAAGATGCTACATTACATTGGGTGATTATGCTGGTAAATAATCGTTATAACATGTATAATGATTTTCCTTTATCATATAGTGAGTTAATGTTATATGTAGATAAAAAATATCCTGGAACACAAAACCAAATTAAAGAATATAGAGTAGATGGATATGTAGTTGATAGTAATGTAATTGGTGCTGTAGGAATTACAAATAAAGAATATGAAGTAGAACAAAATGAAACTAAAAGAAGAATTAAAATTATAGCACCAGCACTTATTAACACTGTTGTTCAAGAGTTAAATGATTTAATGGGTGATAGTATTGGTCAACCGATAATATAAAATTATGGCATTAGATAATATAGCATACGCAGGTGATGTTCAAACAAAACAAATTGATTTAGTTGGTAAGTATTCAACAATTAGTTTGACTGGATTTTTTAATCAAATAGAAATTTACGAAGACTTATTCTCTCCTTTTATTACAGGAACTATTACAATTTCAGAATCATTTGATTTAATTAATAATCTCCCATTGATTGGAGAAGAGTTTTTAATTTTAGATATAACAACTCCTGGATTTGAGAAAAGAATTAAAGGAAGATTTTATGTATTTAAGTGTTCTGAAAAAGTAGCAATAAGAGATAAGTTATCAGGATATACTTTACATTTCATTTCAATAGATGCTGTAAACGATTTAAATATTCGTTTGAATAATGCTTGGTCTGGTTTTTGTTCTGATATAGCATTTCGTTTAATAGCTAAAGATAAATTTGGTGTTCAAACAGAAAAACCAATTAATATAGAAGATACAATTAATGGTATAAAATTTGTTTGTAATAATTGGTCACCTATTAAAGCGATTAATTATGTAGCTGAAAAGAGTGTAAATAAAGATGGAATATCATCTTATCTATTTTTTGAAAATAGAGATGGATTTAATTTTGTTTCACTTCATACATTATATCAAGGAAACCCTATTCAAGACTTTATATTTGATAACTATGAAAGAACAGAAACAAATGTAGGTGATACTATACGTGATGTGGAGCAAGATTATAAACGTATTCTTACAATGTCTATGCCCAGTGGATTTGATTTTATAGATAGACTTTCTAAA